TACGGTTCGTAAAATAACTTTTTAGTCCAATACTGAGCAGGGTTTAAGGTTGCCATTACTACCATCGGAGGCTTACCGTCTGCGTTCAACCACGTTCCAGTCCGTTCGATTGCTTTATAGAATGCTGCTTCCTGACATTCGTTAATCTCTTCAAATCCAAATCCGTTCGCCTCCAATCCTTTGAATCGGTTTAAGTCCTTATCAGTTTCAAACGATTCAGCCATAAACATAATCTCCGATCCGTTCGTGAAAGTCAGTACGTGCGTGTCACCGTTCCAAGACTTTATTAAATGCCTTACTCCATTGTCGAGTAAAGAATTGAACGATGGCAAAGTGTTTCGTTTTAAGTCAGGCAGTGACCGTCTGATGATTACCCACCGTGAACGTCTGTAATTTAAAGCAAGTGATATGAACGTAGTCAGTAAGCAATAAGTCTTGCCGCCACGAATAGCACCTCCAAATATTACTACCTGATAGTTGCCACTTGTTGCTGCTTTATACGCCTCACTTTGTTTCTTGGTTAGTGCTATCACTATCGAGCGTTATCACTAATGGAGCGTTAACAGTTGCATCAATTTCTTTCTTTTCGGTAAGTCCTAAGTCACGGGCGATGATAGTAGCATTGAACGCACCAACTGAAGCACCTTCGAACTTTTGAGCAAACATAACGTCCTCTATACGTGCAAAGACTTCCAAATAATCTTGTTCTGCGACTTTCCTAAACTCATTCCACCAATGACGTGAAGCACCGATAAATACGCAAAATCCAGCGATTGTGTAAGGTGTTCTTTTTTCCCGTTCTACTTCGATTGCATCCTTACCAACCCAATCTTTTTCAGTCCAAATCCTTTCGTCAGTGTTCTTAAAGTATTCAAGTGCCGCCTCCCATAGTTGTTGTGAAGTAGCGAACTTACGAGGCTTTCCTAATGTTTTCCAAATCGGTGTGTAACCTGCCATATCAATTCACGATTAAATTTATCGCACCGCAAAGAGCCGTCAATAGCACGACCCAAGCGATGATCTCAATTAGTGTTACGTCTTTCGGCATCTTCACGTTACAAAGGTAATGATTAATTGGTTCAATCGTTTCGGTCATTGTTAGTTGTGTTTAGGGTTGGTCTGATTGTTTCCATTTCTTACTCCACGTTTCAGCGGATTCGGTTTCGATCCCGCCCTCGCAGAATGACTTAATAAGGTCGGCAAGTTCGGAGGGTTTCATTAGTTCGATTTCAGCCAATACTGCTCCGAGTGCCGTGTTAAATCCCTCACCAAATGCTTTCGGATCGGACTGCCTTAAATCTCTCACGATCCTTTCCAGTCGCATCAACGCGGTCGGCTGCTTGTCGGTCAGGTCAAGGTTGGTTTGGGTGGTCATTGTAGTAGTTCGGGGTTTTGGTGAATGTTTCCGATGACTGTCAGTTTATTGCTATTTGCTCCGTTACAAAATTCTTGATGCCAAATAGCGTTATCTGTTTCGCTTTTAATTGCCCAAGCATTTTTGAAAAAAACTATTTCGTAATTTATTCTATGTCTTTCTTTTTTACATATATCCCCCTCATAAATCTCTTTACCGTCCTTGTCTTTAAGTCCAGTATATTGACCTACTGATTCAAGCAATACCTTAACTCCATCTAATGGATCGCAGTGCTTAACACCTGCTAAGTTTATTCTGTTAGGTAAGATATAAATATTGTTACTCTTAGATCCAACACCGTGAATTAAATCACCGTAAACAATCTCTTTTGAAATGGCGCAAACGCCTCTGAATTTAATTTCTCTGTTCATTTCGATTCGATTTTAGCAAGGGTTTGTGATGCGATTGATGACATTCTGATTCTTGCTAATGTATCGCTGCCTTTATCCGTCCACTCCTGAATTTTTCTCAACGCCTCGATCAGTTCCGCTTTCTCGGCTCGGAGGGTGGCGATGGTTTCGATCAGTCCGTCATACTCATTCACGCATTTTGCAGCGTGTTGATAATTTGCCTCTGATAAAACCCTTAATGGTATTTTTGAAGGCATGTTAAACGCTCCTAATAAAACTCGATCATCTCCTGCTGGAATTGGTCTAAACTTTTCGTCTGTCCACGGTGTCGGTGTGTGCTTGTCGTTGCTCATTGGTCGGGGTGTTACGGGTTAGTTTCAAGTTGATTAAATTCGTAAATAACTTGGTCGTGTGTGATGTATTTCTTATCCCAATTCGTTACTAAGAACCTTTCGCCAATATGATCGTTTTTGTATTGAAAAAAAACGGGATAAATCAATCCGTTACAATCTCTTTCTAAATACTCAGTCCAAATAAGTTGATTTGATTTAATGCAGAAATCTCGCATTGCCTTTATCTGTTCTGCATTTTCAACTTTTAACCAATTAGGCTTTGTCAGTTCTTTCAGTTTTATTTTGGGGTTGTTCGATTGATTCATCTTTAGGTGCTTCAAATGGGGTTAGATACTCATCTATTATTTCGTGGCACTTCTGTAACTGACTTGCAGGTACTCGCTTAGTCAGGTGTTTAGTCGCTTCAATGTATTTCTTCAGTCGTGGCATATCGCTTTATCTTTCAACAAACGTACACAAATAAACAACACGAAAAACACTGATGCGAAAATTTATTTTTCAACCCCGAACACCACCGCTTTAATAATCCCGTCCCGATCATATTTCGCGGCAAGTTTCGGGAAGTGATGTGCGAGTTCTGCATCGGTTAAGGCTTGGAGTTCAAGGATAAATTTCGCTTTGTTAAGATCGACATTAACAAACTCTTTAGAATGGTAAATCTTCATTTTGTCTGATGTGGTTTAGTGATGTTGATTCGATTTGTACTGGTAGGTGTGATGTCATTGGTTCTTGGTTCGCATCGTAAAAGGTCGTAACGGTTTCATTGTTTCTAAACTCAACCGTCCCCGTTGAACCTTGTCGGTGCTTTTCAAATAGGTAGAATGTTTCGTTCGTGTATGGCTTCCCTTCATCGTTAGATAGGTTGTAGTACGATGGTCGCCAAACAAAGCAAACCGTGTCCGCATCTTGTTCGAGTGATCCCGATTCACGAAGATCGGAAAGCATCGGCTTCTTATCCGCTCGTTGCTCCACTTGTCGGTTAAGTTGGCATAGTGCGATAATTGGTATTTGCAGTTCTTTCTGAGCGGCTTTAAGCGTTCGGCTGATTTCCGCTACTTCTGCTTCACGGTTACCGCCTCTAAACCCTTCGAGCGTCATTAGTTGTAAGTAGTCAATTATTACCCACTTGCATTGTCCTTTCCTGACTTGCTGCCGAATAACTCTTATCGCTTCGTGAACACCACAACGGGGCTTGTCGTAAATAGTGAACGGCATCTTTTCCACTTCACCAATAGTCGATTCAAATACGTGAAGTTCTGGCTGATTAAGATTGCCGTCCCTGAGCCGTTTAGAATCTATGCTGCCAGTTGCGTTTTGAAGGATAAGCCGTTGACAAAGTTGGGAAGGGTTCATTTCAAGATTGAAGTAAATCCCCGCTTCTTTAGATTGAATCCCGTGAAATAATGCAAGGGCGGTTTTTCCCATTGACGGTCTGCCCGCTAAGATTATAAACTCAGGCTGCCATCCGCCAGTGAATCTGTTGAGTGCTTTTAGTCCAGTATCAACCCCGCTTGTCTTACCAAGTCGATTAAGTTCTTGCCGTCTGAAATATGCTTCCCGTTCGTCCTTAACAAGGTCGGCTGTTGTAATGATGTTCGATACAGTCATCCCCGTGTCCATAAGTTCATTGAGCCGTTTAACCATTTCAGAAGCGGTTATAGTGGCATCGTGCCTATCGTAAAGTCCGATTGATTCTTCTGTAATGATTTGATGAATTTGCGACTTGAGATAGATGTTTCTAAGTTCTGCAATGATCGCTTCGTGTGGTTCGAAAAAAGCGGAAACGACCTTATCCAGTGACCGAGTAATAGTGATGATGTCGGACGTTTCAAGAAGTTTGGCAAGTTTATTTTCTTGGTTTAAGAAAGCGATGTCGATGGGCTGCTGTTTCTTATGCAGCCGTTTGATTACTTCAAATGCTTTCTTGTACCTATCGACTGTAAAGTATTCGTATTTGAGTTGAACGATTATTTCGTCTTTGTGATCGTTTGAAGATAATAGAATCGCAATGATTTTTTCTTCGAGTTCTTGTGATGTTATCATACGTAATGGTTCGCTGATGATCGGTTAAATGTTTTAGGTGGTTCGGGTTTTATGTTTTGTGATCCGATTGGAAAAAGTCCAGTCCATCCTTTCATTATTGATTGATTGATTCCTTGTATCGCTTCATCGGGTGTCTTATAAAGTTTTCGCATTTCGCTGACCAGTAAATCTGCTGCTCGTTGTGTAGCGGGTTTCTTTATTTCGATTCTGTTTTTAAGAAATTCGATGAAGTGTTTATTGACTAATTCGTTTTCTGAATAGACCTTATCCAAATCCGCCCCTTTAGTCTTGATAGTCTTATCTGTCTTTACTGTTTTATTAGTCTTATGAATGGGGGCATCGCTTGGGTAGTTGGTTAGGTCATTGGATGGTAGTTGGTTAGGCACATGGTAGGTCACATGGTCGGTAGTTGGTTGGGTAATTTTTGGTAGGGCAATTACATGACATGAATACTGATTAATTGACCTTTTTTTAATTTCAATCAACCCTACTTCGATTAATTCTTCAAAGTGTTTTCGATAGGTTTTAACGCTTCCAATTCCTAAAGCCTCCATCGTTTGCCCTGCTGTAACCCCGAATGATTCTTTCCACCTTAATGAGTTTGCAATATGTAGAAAGTGAAAATAGATTGCAGCAGTTGTGGTGTTAACTCTGTCAGGGTTTTTGTCTGCCCAATCCCAAAACGCTTTAAAGTAATCAAACATCATAATTCAAAAACAAAAAACCCAATACAAGCTGCGGTCGAAGCGGATTAGTAACATTTGCTACTTTTCCTCGCAGCCCGTATTGGGCGTTAAATTTCTTTATCGTTTCAGGCTTCGACCTCTGAACGTGCTGTAAAGATAAGGATTATCCCTCAATTATTTCTTCTTCATTATAAACATCCGCTTCCCAAGATTTACTAAATTCTTTGTCAGTAAAAGCCTCAGCAATTCCACCAATTTGACACAATCTTAAAACCTCGTCTTGATCCATTCCAAGATTTTTTGCAATTTTTTCATTACTCCAATTTCTCTTTTTCAAGTCTAAAACAATATCGCTCATCGCTTGAATCTTATGCTTTCCTCTTGCTCTATTATGTCTAATTGTACTTGCCACTCTATCATTTAATCCAGTTCTTTCTTCGTTAATTGTAACTACTGGCAAATATCCGTTAACTCGCATTTGAATATCTAAACATTCTTTTCCTACTCTATTTCTATGAAACCCATCAATAACCTCTCTTGTAACACCATTTTCTTCAAGCATTGAAACAATCGGTTGGGTATAACCATCTGCGCTTATTGACAACCTTAGTAGTTCCATTTCAGGTGGAGCAACTGAATTTGGATTGTAATCGTTTGCGTGGACTGTTTCATTTTTAACCCATAAAACACAATCAACTGGCTCTGATTTCATTGGGCTTAATGAATGTAGAAAAACCTTAATTTCATTTAATGTTTCTACTTTTTGATCGATTGAAAATTTCTCAAATTCATATTGAGAAAAAATCTTTTTTATTTCTTGTATCATATTGTGAAGTTGTTTTGCTCTCGCTGTTGTTTTTTTAGTTTTAAATACTTTTCGTAGGCTTCTGTTTTGTGCTGAGTAAATCCAAGACCTTTGCACCAATAATCGTTTCTTAGTAAAGATTTACAAATCCGCCTCCAAGAAGGTGCTAATTTTTGGCTTTCTAATAAAGATGGTGCTTCATCAGGAATGCCATTTGGATAGCCTCTTTTTTCCCACCAATTAACAAAAGTGTATATTTTGTTTTTGTAGTGTTCGGCAGTTTTTTCCGGCAATGTGTTAATTATCATTTCAGAAAAAGACTTCCAAGTATGCTTTTCAGGCTTGGTTATTTTGCCATATCCGTTAATGTTACCAGTATCTTGAACATACATTGCTCCTGAATTAGCCCCATTTACACGAGCAACAACTTTTGCCCAAGTTTCAGGCTCAATTAAA